GCCCTTGGATCACCTTGCTCACACATGGCAATCAATTCTATTGCCACTTCTTCAAGATACCTTAATTCCTCAATTGGAACGTCATTTTGTGCGCCTTGAGTTGGGCTAATGATGACTTTTTCAGGCTTATCACCCTCTTCAGGTAAGTCTTCACCGCTATACAAATACATCCCGAGTCCATGTAGTGCCAGGGCTTTTGTCATGCACCGCATGATGGCTGTGTTGACATTGAAGCTATCCAACTTAGTGGTTACTTCTTTGCCATACTTATTGGTTGTCGTTACACCTTCAATAGTGATTGGTCTATTAAAGTTGTCCATCACAGGCAATTGACAGACCATTGGTTTGCCAAACATTGTGACTGTCACCCAAACCATTGCTGTGCCATTGATTTCCATGTAGCACTTGTCGCCAAACATCTGCACACTAAAACTGGCTTGTGGATCAGCTTTGAGGGCTTCTGCCCATGCCCAAGCCCATGACAGGTAGGACAAGCCGTTTTTCTTCTCAACGTGATCGTTGACATTCTTTTTCAGTAACGCTTCTATTGACATATTAACTCCTTTGATTTTCATCTAACTCTTGTTGAATAATCTCTTTTTGTTGTTCAGGATATAAATCCTTAAACTCGATAAAGTCTGCTTCTTGGCAGCAAACTATTTTATCTCCCTTGATTGCCAGGCAATAGGGGCAGTATTGGATGTCTGAAAAGTGTTCAGAATACTGTTCAAATAGTGTTTTCATTAGTGGAAGCTTTCATAAGCCATTGTCCACAGAACATCACCCGCCAGATCGGTGAGCTTGTTTAACTCATCTTCTGTCAATGGTGTTCCATCTTCATAGCATCCACTAGAAAAGTAGGCATCAGCAAAGTCTGGGAAATCTCTGCTATCTACTCCATCTATCTCTAGGTCTACAACCTTTTTTCCATTAAGAATCGGCATATTTACTCCTGTTAAGCGTGGGTTACTGTTTGCCCACACCGATAATGTGCCACACCTTTTTAACTTTTTATACTAGGATAAACCCTAATAGACAAGCATAAAAACAACAGTAGTATTCTGAGCATGAAAACTGAAATACTTGAAAAAAGATGCGCTGAAGCCTTGCTTGGGTACTCTCAAACAATGGTAAATGCTTATACAACCGAACCAGAGGACTTTGATGCGGCTGTAACAGCTTTGCTTGCCAGAACGCTAGAACTCCATCTAAACCGAACAATTAACCTGGAGAACCTTTACAAATGACCCAAGAAGCCGTTATCAGATGCCTACAGAATGGACCACTTACGTCCTATCAATTAGAAGATTTAACTGGCATACCTAGACTATCTATTGCAGCTTGTTGCACTAAGATGCGCTACAAGAAAAAAATAACAATTGAAAAAGTTAAGATGGGCCGTTCATGGGTTTCTAAGTACACTTTAGCCCCACACATGATTGAGGCTCAAGAAGTTATCAAGGATGAGCCACGTTGCCGACTAAATCCTTTTGACATCAGGAACGCCCAAGGCATCTTTACCAAGGCTGAGTATGCGGTTATGAATGCCCAAGCTAAACGATTGCTTGGCAAACAACCAACAAACGAAATTACCAACAATCAATTTATTTGATACAATGTTTTGAAGCATGGATAGGAATGGATTGATCCCCGTTCCGAAAAGAGAGCCTCCCCTCCTTCCATTGTTTCTTTTTGTTAGAGGGTGGACAGAGCGAGGAAAACTTTATGCTTTTACAGCCAAAAAACTGGGCCGTCTTTCAACATTACAAAGACCGCTGCCCACCTTGGATAAAACTTCATCGTGACCTGTTAAACGACAGGGCTTATATGCGCTTGCCTATTGCAAGCAAAGCGATAGCACCAATGCTTTGGTTGCTTGCAAGCGAGTCAAAAGATGGTGTTTTTGATGGCTCACTAGATGAGCTAGTCTTTAGATTGCACATCACTCCAAAAGAATATCAAGATGGTGTTAAGCCATTGATTGATAACGACTTTTTTAATGTTGTTAGCGGAGTGATAGCAGAGTGCAAGCAAGTTGCTATCCCAGAGACAGAGGGAGAGACAGAGACAAAGACAGAGAAGAAAGCAACTAGCGTTGCAACACCTATCGGTGTTTCTGATTCTGTTTGGCAGGAATTTAAATCTTTGAGGAAAGCCAAGAAAGCCCCGATAACCCAAAGAGCCATTGATGCCATAACCAATGAAGCAAACAAGGCAGGTTGGACTTTAGAGAAAGCTTTGGAAGAATGTGTTGTTCGTGGTTGGCAAGCATTCAAAGCAGATTGGGTTGCGACAAAAGCAAACCCTGCCGACATTGGTAGGATCACAGTTCCACCATCAAATGAGCCTGATCCTCAACTTTTAAAGATCATGGCTGATGCAAAAAATGCTGCACCAATGCCTGATTTTGTTCGTCAGTTTGCTAAACAAGTGAGAAAAGTATGACCAGAGAAGACATTATTCGCATTGGTGCTGAATCTAAAATTTCTTTATACAGCTTGGGTAAAGAAAAGGAAAAATTTATTAATTATCTTGAAGCTTTTGCCAACCTTATTGCAGAACAAGAATTCAAAAAAGGATTTTATGCTGGATGGGATGAAAGTGGAGAGGGATTTAATTCTGAATGCGGAGCAACACACAACAGAGTTTATGAAATGTGTATTGAAGCATGGGAAGAAAGGCGTAAAGCATGAACTATTTTGAAGCCATGAGACTGCTAGACAAAGTAAAGGAAGGCGTACCATATCCCGTACGTCTGATTACTGAAGCGTTAATCCTAACTGGTGACTTAGATGAGTAGGGTATGTACCTATGGCATACAGTAGAAAAAACATATCCAATGAAAGCGACAGAGTGATCCTAGAGCAAGCCGAAGCTAGGGAACTCTATCGTAATTGGGAGTCATCAAAGAATCGTGACCTTATTCGTGCCAGGCTTGAGAGAGCAGAGCGAATTTATGGAACTGGTGCTAGAGACAGGATCAGAGAATATATGAACAGAATTAAAGATGGGACTCTTGAATGACCTTTATGACAATGTTTATGGTTTACGGGGAGCCAGTTGGCAAGGGGCGGCCCAGGTTTGCTAAACGTGGAAACTTTGTATCTACATACACCCCACAGAAGACAAAGACTTATGAGGATGAAATCAGGATGATGGCTAGTGCTGCTATGGGTAGTTCAGAGCCATTAGACACCCCAATGACAGTCGCAATTTATATCAGAGTGGGAATACCCACATCCTTCTCAAAGCAGAAACGAAAAGATGCCTTGGAAGGAATACTCAAGCCAACAAAGAAGCCTGATGCGGATAATATTGCCAAGTGTTTCCTAGATGGAATGAACGGGATTGTCTACCAAGATGACAAACAAGTAATAAATCTTCATGTGACGAAGGTCTATGCAGAAACACCCGCAGTAGAGATTATGGTTAAGGAAGACTTAGGGTAAATCCCTATGGTATTACGCAAACAATTAGGTAACATTTAATTTTTAACAGGACTGAATCATGGAAAAAACTTGGGAATTTGACACAACAACAGGTGCTGGTAGCGAAGTCGTAACAGTCGTTTATGAATATGAAAACGATGGAGAAACAACCTATAACGAGTCCATCAAGGAGGTTTGGTTTGAGGGCAAAAACGTCATTGGGCTATTCTCTGACGAACAATTCAAAGAATTAGACATTGAGGCAGCCATGCGGTTTCAGAACCACAAACTTAATTACAAACAAACAGAAGATTATCAGCCGTGATCGAACAAAAGAAAGACGCACCAGGCAACCCACCATATTGGGTGTGTACTAACTGCAAATGGGCTTTTCCAATATTGCAAGAGGCTAACGAGCATAGTAGGCGATGTGGTAGGGATGAAGTAGCCCCTATATATCGACATTACGAAAGAGACTTCAAATGACTAGAGAAGAACTACTGGACCAGATCGCTATTGAAGTATTGAAAAACTTACCTCATAACTTAGCCCGTGATGCCTACAACATAGCAGAGGGTGTACTGGAACGTAGGGATGCAATAGTTCACAAATGGGCTTTAACTGAGGCATTGATTTTTGATGGAATTGAAAAACTCCATTTAACTGTGCGTTCTGAGCGTTGTTTAAAAGCAGATGAAGTATATACATTATCTCAATTATTAAACTGCACAAAAGACAGATTATTAAAAACTCCCAATATGGGTAGAAAAAGCGTTAATGAGATAATTGAGAAACTAGCAGAGCATGGTTTTAAATTAAAGGGTGAGCCATGAAAAAAGAACTTTTAATTGGTTGTGGGTCAAACCATATTAAAAAGATGGCTGTTGATGGAACATCAGTTTTTGATAACTTAACCACCTTGGACTACAACTCAGACCACAATCCTACTGTCGTGTGGGATTTGATGAAGCTTCCGCTACCATTTCCAGACAATGAGTTTGATGAAATCCATGCTTATCAGGTGCTAGAGCATCTTGGTCAACAGGGTGACTACAAACTATTCTTTGCTCAGTTCTCAGAGTTCTGGCGACTTCTCAAACCAAATGGTCATTTCCTTGCGACTTGTCCATCAAGAACTTCAGTCTGGGCTTATGGTGATCCAAGCCATACAAGAATCATGCAGCTTGAACAACTGGTATTTCTATCCCAAGATGAGTACAAGAGGCAGGTGGGCAGAACACCCATGTCCGACTTCAGAAATATCTACAAAGCAGATTTTGAAACTGTCTTCCAAGAAGAGGATGATGACATCAGGTTTGTACTAAAAGCCATAAAGAATTGATTTTGTAGCATATAATTCAAGCCATGAAACAACGTGGCGGCTCAAGAAAAGGTGCTGGTAGGAAGAAGATCAGCGAACAAGGTAGGACTATCCGAGCAAGGGTAGCGCCTATCCATGAGCAAGCATTGACCTTGGCAGGAAATGGAAGCTTGTCAGAAGGTATCCGCAGATTGGCAGAGAAACATTGGAGATTGATTCATGGAGAGCCAGATAAGCCCCGACAAAGCAATTCAGTATTTGATCGACACCGCACCCTTGTACGCCCAAGCGAAAGCAGAGCGCCTGTACTTGGAGGAGTTCCGAAAGTCCAAGAAGGCTCACTTGATGAGCCAGGCAGGGACTGAAGTTCTGGGCAAACAAGAAACCTTTGCTTATGCCCATGAGGAATACATCGAAGTGCTGGAGGGCATAAGAGCTGCCGTGGAAAAGGAAGAGAAGTATCGGTGGTTGATGACCGCTGCCCAAGCAAGGATTGAGGTCTGGCGCACCAACCAGTACTCAGCCCGACTAGAGGTCAGGGCAACCCAATGAACAATAAGCTGAACGCAAAGGAAAGATTGCACCTGGCATTAGTCAAATCTCTTCCTTGTTCAGTATGTGACGCATCAGGACCATCAGAAGCCCATCATTACAAGCAAGGTCTTCAGTACACCTGCATAGCCCTATGCAAAGACTGCCATACAAATCCAACGCTAGGATGGCATGGGCAAAGGCGCATCTGGAATATAAAAAAGATGGATCAGATTGAAGCCCTAAACATTACAATAATGAGACTTCTGTCTGCCAGGTCTGAAAATAATAATGCTTTCTAATTTCAAAAGTTTCAAAAACTTTGAGTTTCCAAAAATTGGTTAACTTTACTTTCTAAAAAGTAAATGCCACTTTTTTGTAAAAACCCGTTTTTTAGGGAAAACCCTACGTTTGTAAGCACTCACTTCGCAAAAAAAGTATGTGAGTACTCACTTCGCAAAATAGTGTAAGTGTGCGCTCACTTCGCAAAACCTTAAAAACAGCGCATGAGACAAGCTTTAAATATACCCCTAGAATGCCATAAAACCCGTTTTAAGCGCTTTTTTTGGTCGGGGCATACCTACTATGCCTGAAACCATGAAAACCGATTCTAGGCGCTTTAAGCTAATTTGCATGATGTGAGCGCTTACTTCAAAAACACTTTCAAAAAAACCCGCATATTGCAGCGGGAATTTTTAGAAAATGCTTTTTAAATGCTATCGATCAAAACCCAAAATTCCTCGATATAGCAGCATTTTTGCATTTTGGGATTGTGCAAAGCATGGCAAAAAATCATTCCACACGTTACAAAATCGATTTCCATTAGGGTTTCATTTTCGCTTGTTATAACACCCACAGCTCCCGTTTTCATTCCTTAGGTTCCTCGATTTCCAGCCATTCCTCGATTACTTCGGTTCCAGCGCATAACGTGGCCCGAATGCTATCGATTGCCATGCTTGCAGCGTATTTTTGGAATTTATCGCTTTGGATATAAGCTTCAAGTACAGTTAAAGCCCCAAAAACGGAATTTATGTCGTTGATTCCCTGATAAACCATAAAATCATTCAAAATTTTAGGGTGAACCTTAGGTGTTTTTACTTTTCTAGCTGTCATTTTTTGGCCTTTTAATGTAGTTCGTAAGAGATAACGCTATCGGTCCAACATTCCCGACAATCCAGGCAAGCCCCGTTCTGTTTTGGGGCTTTGCATGCGGAGCCTATAGGGGTTTTTGTATGCACGTTCGATGCTGTTATGCCTGGCACGTTTTGCAAGCTTGCGGGAATGCTTACGGGTTTATCGGGATACATTGCCGATAATCTGACAATCAAATTTTGGGGAATGCTGTTTTTTCCATGCTTTGCAATAAAAGCTTTAATAATGCTGTATTCCCTAGTTGGCAGCCAGTGCATGGTTAAAAGGGTTTCCATGCATACAGCTACAATTTTTTCAAAGTGTTCAAGGTTTTGTAGGTCCCCGCTATCGTGCCAGCGGAAATAGGGATCTTTTCCGATATGGGAAACCATACCCGACACCCAAAATTCCCCGTTGATACTATCTAAGCGGGAGAATTGAGCGGGTTTAATGTTGTTTTCATACATTTTATAAAAGCCCTTATCCGCATAACACTTAGAGCATATAGAACCCTCAATTTTTGACATTTTGAACCCAGTAACGGAAGCTTCGGTCGGTAGGCTGTAGCTTTTACATGGCATTTTTGACGTTGACGTTAAAGATCCGCAAGCAATAGCAGCTTGCGTTTTTGTCATTGAGACAATGGGAATGATTTTCATAATTAACACCTATTAAAAAAAGAAAAAAACAGTTTAGATTGTGCAACACCCACAGCAAGGGGCATCGATACAGCGGCCTTTTTTGTTCCTATAGAACGTATTCGGGCCGTTTTCACCGATAAATGTGATTGTGTCGCTATCGGGTTCAAGTACAGCCCGTTTTGTAGCTGTATCGTATAGGATCCAGTCGCCAACATTGATAACAGCCTGGGATTGTGAACACCTAGAGCGGAATTTTGAGCGCATTTTTTTGAGCATTTTTGACACCTATTAAATATTGCCTTCGGAGATATCACAGCAAGCACACCATAAAAGACGGGTTAAATTCTCTTTATGATCGCTCAATTCTAGCTCATTCCATGCCCCGTATTCCTTAAGGCAAGCGGCAACAATGCCAGGATCTAGCTTTTTAAGTTGACGGGCAATTGACGGGTTTTGCATTAAAGCTTCAACGTCAAGATCGCATTGTCCTGGGTGGCTGCAGCTCTGAGCCTGTTTTTTAGTGATCTGCAATTCGATTCGGCCTAATGATTCGGTCCAATACATGATGCGCCCCTTATTTAACTAAAACGTCAAAATAAGCCAGCATGAGAGCCAGCGCAGCACAAAAGAGAATGATTCCGAAAATAGCTTCAAAAATAGCGGTTTTCATAGTATTTGCTCCAGAGTGTTTTGTGAGTTGATAGCGACAATGTGAAACCCTAGCGCTTGAATATCCTTAAGGGCTTGAGCGGGTAGCGTTTTTGTCCCTGATATACGGGCAAAAAGCTTTGCAGCATGGCATATAGGGTATGCGACTGTGTTCCCGTACTGTGAGCGGATATCAACTTGAATTTTCATGCTGTTCCCCTTAGATAAGGTTTGAGCGCTTAGCGTCTCGATAAACGCAAGCTGTGAACGTAAATGCTGCAGAAGCAAAAAAGCTTGCTGCAACAAGGGCGCATAACGCTAGAACGGGAGCATTTAAGAGATATAACCCTAGGGCGCATAACAATTCAACAATGCAGCCGATAGCCATTAAAGCGGCCATTGTGCATTCGGAATAGATACGGAATAAGCGGGAGATAGTTTTCATGTTGACACCTATAAAATTAAACAATGAATTCGGGGTTTGTAGTCACATTGTGAGCTGTAGCTATTGCCAGGATCTCATTCTGGCTTTTGGTAGTCCTAGCAGAGCGGATAAGGGCCGATAAAGCCCTAGCTAGATAGTCCTTACCTAAGCCAGCTTCGCTGTATTGAACGGATTTAGCAACTTCTTTTGATTCGGATTTTGTCATTGTGAACACCTATTAAGTAGATACATTCCGATTGAATGTGCATTTATGATAGCAATTAAACACAGCAAATCTATCAGTACAAACCCTAGGTTTAGATACTTTAAACCCTTAAGGGTAAACCCTAATATGCTTTGATTCTGTAGCTACAATTGAGAAAAGAAAAGAAGGGGAAACCCACAGCAAGGGATCAAGTTATGCAAGGGGATAGGTAAGGGGATATAGAAGGATACATAAGGGGATAACGTAAGGCCTGGGTTATTGATAGCCTAAACCTAAACAACATTTAAGATCATTTAAGAACCTTACGAACACCGACAATCGACAATCCTATGCGCAAGTGAGACGCAAATAGGAATCATTCGCATCTACAGATCTAAATGAGAATCATTCGCATCTAGAAGTAAGTTAGCACTCACTCACCAGGCTAAGTTAGTTGGCACTCACTAACATTTGCCGAAGTGAGCACTCACTAACATAGGGTTTACCCCCCCCTTGAGTTAAATGGAGGGGGCGCTGTAGCAGGGGACATAAACACCTATCGATATAACACTTTAAAGCTTAGACCCCCCACCACCCACACAAGTAACACAAGACACTCCCAAAAAAATTTTTTATAGTTTAGAATTTGTAGACATTAAATCAAGGAGAGATACATGGCAGGATTTCCTATGCGGAGAGCGTTGGAGAGAAAGATTGAAGAGCTTGGGGGGATAGAGTTCGTGACGGCTCACATTAGCCAAGGAATGACCATTGGACGCTTGGCAGAGTTCATAGAGTGTTCTAGGCCAATGCTTTCTTTCTGGATAAACCATACTGATGAGCGTAGAGATGCGGTTCTTGCTGCTAGGAAGCTAAAGGCTGAGAAACTGGCAGAAGAGGCTTTGGATATTGCTGACCAAGCAGATGAGACAAGTAATAGTGGAGTTAACAAAGCCAGACTCCAAGTCGATACCCGTAAGTGGATGGCCTCTAAGCTTGATCCTGAGAACTATGGAGATACTGCTAAAACCCAAGTTAATATCTCTTTGGGTGATCTACACCTCCAAGCTTTAAAGCACATGGGTAAGGTACAGGAAGTGACAACTTTGGAAAACAATGGCACATAACCCATTTATCCAGTTCATCACCCTATACAGGAATGACCCAAATCTGTTTGTCAAAGAGGTTCTTGGAGTAGAGCCTGATGATTGGCAACAAGACTTTCTCAATGCAGTAGCCTCTGGTGAGCGAAAGATTAGTATTCGTTCTGGTCACGGGGTAGGAAAGTCAACCACCGCTTCTTGGGCAATGCTATGGTTCTTGTTGACCAGGTATCCCGTTAAGGTAGTAGTGACTGCCCCTACTTCTGCCCAACTTTATGATGCTTTGTTTGCCGAGCTAAAGAGGTGGGTCAAAGAGCTACCTCAACCTATCCAAGACTTACTTGATGTCAAACAAGAGAGGATAGAGCTAAAGGCTTCCGCTACCGAGGCTTTTATCTCTGCCCGTACTTCTCGTGCTGAACAACCCGAAGCCCTACAGGGTGTCCACTCTGAGAACGTCATGTTGGTTGCGGATGAGGCTTCTGGTGTCCCAGAGGCAGTATTTGAGGCTGCTGCAGGTTCTATGTCTGGACATAATGCTTTGACCATCCTATTGGGCAATCCAGTTAGGTCTTCTGGCTTCTTCTTTGATACCCATAATCGACTCAAAGATGAGTGGTGGACAAAGAGAGTATCCTGCATTGACTCTACTAGGGTGAGTAAAGAGTACGTAGAAGACATGAAATCCCGCTATGGCGAGGAAAGTAATGCCTATCGGATCAGGGTTTTGGGTGAGTTTCCAAGGAGCGATGATGACACGATTATTCCTATGGAGTTACTTGAGTCTGCTAAACACAGGGATACAAGAGCTTATGAAGATGCTCCGATCATTTGGGGACTCGATGTGGCTCGTTTTGGCTCCGATTCTTCAGTTCTATGTAAACGTCAGTCTAATGTTGTACACACTCTTGAGAGGTGGAGGAACTTGGATCTGATGCAGTTAACAGGTGCAGTAGTGGCCCAGTACGAAGCTTGTGACCACAAGAGTAGACCCACAGAGATTCTGGTTGACTCTATTGGCCTTGGAGCAGGTGTTGTTGACCGACTTAGAGAACTTAAACTGCCTTGTCGTGGGATTAATGTGTCCGAAAGCCCTGCTATGGGTGGCACTTATCTTAACCTGAGAGCAGAACTTTGGCATAAAACTAAGGCTTGGCTAGAGAAGCGGGACTGCAAGATACCCAATAATGAGGATTTCATTGCTGAACTGGCGACAGTTAGATACACCTTTACCTCTAATGGCAAGATAAAGATTGAGTCCAAAGATGATATTCGTAGACGGGGATTGAAATCTCCCGACATGGCTGATGCTTTTGTCTTGACATTTGCCTCAGATGCCGCCACCATCTCATGGGGGTCTAATCTTTCTTGGGGTAAACCGATCAAAAGGTTGATCCGAGGATTGGTCTGATTGCCGTTGCCATTTAGAGCCACCCTAAAAAAGTGGCTCTTTTTTTTAAATATGGTAATATCACGTAACCTATGTTAGGAGATTCCTATGAAAATGGATGAAGCCGCCAAAAAGATTGGCAAGGTAATGGGTGAATACAAGCGAGGCAAGCTAAAGTCTTCCTCTGGTGACAAGGTTAAATCCCGTGACCAAGCTGTCGCTATCGCTATGAGCGAGTCTCGTGCTATGCCCAAGCGTGGAAGTCG